ATTATGCAGTGTTTGATTTAACTAATTTTATTTTAGGGCCAACGCCAAATGCAGCAAGTGTTGTTGAATTACATTATTTTTATCGTCCAGCTAGTTTGACAGCGGGTGCGGATAGCGGAACAACTTGGCTAAGTGAAAATGCTCAAATTGCTATGCTTTATGGGAGCTTGTTAGAAGCGTATACTTATATGAAAGGTGAGCAAGATTTAGTAGCTTTGTATGAAAAAAGGTTTGGTGAAGCGATTGTAGGTATGAAAATGTTGGGTGAAGCTAAAGAAGTTACCGATGAATATAGAGTTGGTAAAGTTATTAGGCCGAAACAATGAACACTCCCGCATTAGATTTAAACATTACGCCTACTTTTAAAGTAGATGTAAAAACGACAGAAAACCGTGGTTTTACCCCAGAAGAGGTAGCAAAACGCTGCGCGGATAAAATAATTTCTATTTCAGATACAGCAGATCCTGTTATTAGGGATCAGGCCAGAGCTTTTAAAACGAATTTAGTTCAAGTTTTGACTTTTTATATGAGAGAAGTTATTAGAAGTGACAGAACAACGGTTTATAATGCTTTATGTGATGCTGGGCATAAAGATTTGGCTGAAATGATAAGGAGAATTTGATATGGCTTTTTCTGGTAACTATATGTGCACTTCCTTTAAAAAGGAACTTATGTTTGGTGCACACGACTTTGATTCCTCGACAGGGGATACTTTTAAGTTAGCACTGTATACATCCGCAGCTACGCTTGACGCTAGCACAACAGCTTATTCAGCTACTGACGAAGCTAGTGGAACGGGTTATTCTGCGGGAGGATCAGCTTTAACTAACGTTGATCCAACATCCAGCGGTACGACAGCTTTCACAGACTTTGCAGATTTAACGTTTTCAACTGCTACGATTACCGCTAGAGGCGCGTTAATTTACAATACTACGCCTAATACAACGTCTATTTCTTTAACTAACCCATCAGTGGTTGTTTTAGATTTTGGATCAGACAAAACGTCTACTGCGGGTGATTTTACGGTTGTCTTTCCTACTGCTGACTCTAGTAACGCCATTATCAGGATAGCGTAATGTCTAATGTCGTCGTCCCCTTTACTGGCTGGGGACGTGGAACTTGGAACCAACTTGCTTGGGGCGAAGGTTCCATAACCAACTCCGGTGCGGCAGGTCAGATAGGTTCTGTAACAGTTACTGCTGAGGCTAATGTCCCAGTAACGGGCTTAGAAGCTACGGCTTCTGTTGGTTCTGTAACGATAACCGCCTCTGCTAATGTATATCCAACTGGGCTAGAAGCTACTGGCGATGTTGGTACGGTTAGCATAATAGCCACGGCTAATGTATATCCTACGGGAGTATCGGCAACCGGGGAAATAGAATCAGTAACGATAACTGCTGATGCAAATGCTCCTGTTACTGGTTTAGAAGCTAACGCTTCTGTTGGTTCTGTTACGGTAAATGCGGCGGCAAACGTCAATGTCACGGGATTATCGGCTACCGGTTCTATAGGTAGTGTAGCTGTTATAGCTGCTGGGAATGTATACCCCATTGGTCTAGAAGCTGCAACTTCTGTTGGTTCGGTAACGGTAGCGGCGGGGGCTAATGTTCAACCAAGCGGCGTAAGTGCTCATGCGTTTGTCCAAGCTGTAACGGTAATCGGTGACGCTAATGTGTCAGCTTCGGGTCTTCAAGCTACTTCTGCTGTTGGTTCGGTAACCGTAGAGGCAGAAGGTTTGGTAAACGTAACCGGGGTTTCAGCCACCTCTGGTATAGGTTCCGTGATTGTTGTTGCGGATGCAAATGCTCAAGTTTTTGGAATTTCAGCCACGGCTTCGGTGGGTCAAGTATTGGTTTGGGGAAATATTGTGCCAGATCAAAATCCAAGTTATAGTACGGATACGCCTGCTCAAAACCCTTCTTGGGACAACATTGCGATAAGTAACGCACCAGGTTATATTACGGAAAATCCGTCGCAAACACCAGGATGGTCCGAAGAGCAACCTTTACAATCAACAGAATGGCTGCGTAAAGCGGCGTAAGGTTAAATATGCCAAGTACATATACTTTAAATAACGGTATCGAGCTAATTGCGACTGGTGAACAGTCGGGAACGTGGGGCGATACTACTAATACTAACTTAAGCTTAATAGACGTTTCTTTGGATGGGCAAGTTAGCATTACTTTGCCTAGCGCAGGAACTTCAGGCTCACCAAATACACTTGATATTCAAGACGGTACGGCTTCAAATGGTCGAAATCGTTTTATTATTTTTAATGATGGTGGGGATCTGGGTTCAAGCGCTTTTGTTCAATTAACGCCTAACGATGCGGAAAAGATTGTTTATATCAGGAATAATCTTTCGGGAAGCCGAAGCATTTTAGTTTTTCAAGGGACTTACAATGCGTCGAACGACTATGAGATACCTTCAGGAACAACTGCCGTTGTCTATTTCGACGGTGCTGGGGCTGGTGCTGTTGCCGCTAATGTTTTTAACAACGCTTATTTTGATAGCCTTCGGTTGGGTTCTGTATCGGTTACCTCAATACTTGATGAAGACAATATGGGCTCTGACAGCGCCACTGCGCTGGCTACGCAACAATCTATTAAAGCGTATGTAGACAGTCAGGTTGGCACCGTAGATACACTTGCTGAAATATTAGCTAATGGAAACACTACGGGCGGTACCGATATATCCGTTTCGGCAGCAGATGACATTACTTTTGCGGATAACTCAAAAGCCATTTTTGGCACTGGATCTGACTTGCAGATTTATCACAACGGATCCAATAGTTTAATTGAAGATGTTGGAACGGGTGATTTGTACATTCGATCCTCTAATGAAATAAGACTGCAAGACGGCACTAGTACAAATTACTTTTATGCTATAGAAGGTGGTAAAGCCTCTCTTTATTATAACGGTGGAGAAAAACTCGCCACCACAGCCACAGGCATTGATGTTACAGGCACTGTGACGGCTGATGGTTTAATAGTAGCTTCAGATTCAACTTACGCAATAGATGTCTCAAGACCTTCGGCGGGTAATACAACACTAAGACTTACTGGTGGAACTACTGCCGGAAATGATGTTGTTTTTAGAGCAGACATAGGTAATACAACAGGAACCAGTGCTGTTTATTTTGGAGACACTGATACTAATGGTATTGGTCGTATTATGTATGAGCATACTGGCGACTATATGCGTTTCTATACAAGCTCTACTGAGAAAATGCGTATCGACAGCTCCGGCAACGTAGGTATTGGTACTACTAGTCCTACAAGCAAACTAGAAGTTACGGATGATGTTGACATTAGTATGAATGCTAGTGGTACAGGTCATTTTGAAATTGACGGTAATGCATACAACTTTGCTATCGCATTGGATGCTTCTGGAGCAAACTTATACACTAATTCAGTTACTCGTAACTTAATATTTGGTGTTGATGAAACTGAAGTAATGCGTGTAACTAGTGACAAAGTAGGTATTGGTACAAGTAGTCCTACATACAAAATTGAGTCGTCTGGTTCAAGTAATACGTTAAAGTTGGTTAACGGTACAACGTATGATTTGCGGTTCGTTGAGCAAAATAGTCGGACTAACATTTATAGTTACGGTTCGCTCGATCTTAGTATCAACACACGCTACTCAAATAGCATAATATTCAAAACAAGCGACGCAGAACGTATGCGTATCACCTCTACTGGCAACGTAGGTATTGGGACGAGTTCGCCTAGTAGTTTTTACAGTCTAGCTGATAATCTTGTTGTTGGTACAGGTACAGGTGGAAATGGGATAACCATTTATTCTGGTTCTGCTGACAGTGGATTTATAGGATTTAACGATACTGCTTCAGCATCAATGCAAGGCTATATCCAGTATAACCACAGCGGCGATTATATGGCATTTGCGCCAAACGGCACTCAAAAAATGCGTATCACCTCTACTGGCAACGTTGGTATTGGTACAACCGCTCCCCTTACAGATTTGGTTACTGTTGGTACTTCAATGGCTACTAGTCAAGCCTTTGTTGGAAGTGTTGCGGATACTAGTTATTCTGGTGGAATAATTAATCTTAGTAATTCAAGTAGGTCTATAGGTATAACGTCTGATCCAACTAATGCAGGTACAAGTTCGTTAATTAATTTTAGTGTTGACGGCTCAGAGCGTATGCGCATCGACTCCAGTGGCAATGTTGGTATTGGTTTGACTAATCCTACTGCTCCATTAAATGTTAGCACTACCTCTGGAACAATAGCAAGATTTGCTGCAGTAACCAACACAGCAGCATTTGAGATAAATTCTCCCGTTGCAAACTATATTGCTCTTAAAGCAATGGCAACTGATGGACTTATCTTTTCAACTAACAACACAGAGGCAATGCGTATCAATAGTTCAGGCTACGTAGGTATTGGCAACACCAACCCAATATCCGCACTAACAGTAACAGGCGACGGTAGATTCAGTGCTAACTTAAACG